AGCATCACCTGCAGTGTGAGTAGCCTTAGTGGTTCCATCTGCTCCCCTTGATCCACCACTTAAAGTATTTGTACCGGTATCATTATTTGTGTAACTAATATCTTCTGTACCAATTCTTATTGTCCCTGATGCCGGAAACGCTGTTGAGTTAGTTAATACAACAGTTGTATTTATTAAATCTGTTAAAGCTGTAGCTAATGTAGTGGCTGCTGGACCGGAAGCTGTACCAGACCATAATCCTGTACCCCAGCCAAAACCCCCTACTTGTTGAGCGGGTCCTACGCTATAATAAATAAGACCAGTAGCACTACCAGAACCACTTAAAGGTGTTCCCGATTCATTAGATGCCATTGTAATTGTAATTGTTGATGAAGTTGGTACTGATGTTACCATAAATTTTATATCTTCAAAAGAAGCATTAGTAAAAGTAGACCCACTTAATCCACTAACTGTATTAAATAATACGATATCATCTTCAGCCAGTCCATGTGCTGTACCAAAATTAACCGTGACAGTAGGAGAGGATGATACACTTGAGAAAGTACATCCTGTTATAGTTTTTTTAATAGGATGAATATCATAAAAAGTACTGCCTGAATAAACGTATAAAATTCTATTAGTTCCTATCGCTGCGTATTTAATACCAGCATTATTATCAAAATGATGAAGAGCTCTTGCTGCACCCGTAAGTTTATCATCCCCTAATTGGGAACTACCACCTATTTTTTCTGGGGAACCATATCTAAAACGAACATTGTCACCATCAAACCATTGACCTTCGGCCCCGGTCTCTGTGACTTGTTTGTTGAACCCTGGTGCAAAACCTAATTTTTGTAACATATAACTCCATTTATGTATTCCTTATTGGTGGAACACCTAACATCGGCCTTTTGTCAAACCTATTCTTTTCTGCAAAAGGACCATTCACATGGTTATAATGAAGAAATACTTGTCCGCAAGTAGTTCCTTCAAAAGGTTCTCTCCAATGCTCTAATTCACATCCACTATATACTAGCATGTCACCAACTTCAAGCAGGACTTTTGTACCTTTTGGAGCACCGGGTTTAACTAAATTTTGTCTTTCATTTATAACATTATCAGCACCTGTGCCGTCTATAAATATTGGCCATGGCTCACCACCCAAGTTTATTGTTGTTGATATCTCACAGCTTGGTCTGTCTTTGTGTCTTTTTAATTCATCTCCATTCTTATAAATTCTTGCATATGAATAAGTGGGGACTAATTGTAGTCCCGTCTCCTGTGCCATAACAGGTAATACTTTAACCAATAAGGTCTCCATTACTGGATCTGCATAATGAGAATAGGTGTTGGGTATTTGTGTGTCCCCCCATGTACCAAGCATACCATTATCATAGGTTATGTTGTTATCGTACATATATTTAACCGCATCTCGTTTAAGTAAGAAGTAGTTAAATATAAAATTAGCTAACTCATAGCTAACTGCACCTTTGATTATTTGATATTTATTAAACAAACATACCTTTCTGTAAAAAATTAAAAGACACTGATATTCTTATATCATTAGATTCATTAGGATCAACACAATGCATTAACCATGATGGAAACATAATAAGCCTCCCTGCTTTTGGTTCATAGTGCGTTTCTCTATATAATCTTGCTGGTAATTCTCCTGGTTTTTGTTTAGGTCTTGACATACAAGCTGATGCTCTTGGGTCATCTATTTTTAAATGACCAGAATTCTTAGAAGCTTTTATATAATATACACCGGACCATAAAGAGTTAGGATGTTGATGAGCTCTATTCATTCCACCTGGTGGATTTATATTAGCCCACATATTACCTAAGTAAGGTTCCGAATCTAAATGTTCTTGTTCATAAACAGTTCTCTGTGAAGCATATAACATATCAACTAATTTTGCATACTCTGGAAGTTCATGCATATTACTTGTTGAGTGCCAACCTTTAACATTGGTTCTTGTTATACCTTTTTCTTTATTTGACCAAGCTATAATATCTCGCTCTAACTCTTGATTAAGAGTTGGGTGTTCTATATCTGCAATATAGATAGGTGTTGGAAAATGTAATTCTCTAAACATTATTTAAAAGGTGTCCCTCCAAACCACATGACTAAAGATTTCCTATGTCCTCGTATTACTGGTGTTACTCTATGTCTTATAAATGATGCAAAGAATACTGCATGACCTTGTTTAAGTTTTGCAACTTTGCCTTCACTCATTAATTCTAAATCTCCACCTTCAAATTCTGTTTCAGGAGATAATAAACAAGTCATTGATATTTTTCTAACCGGTGGTTCATGAGCCATGTTCACATCATTATCAACATGCCAATCATAAAATCCTCCTTCAGGATACTCGGTATATTGTGCGGGTTCAGTTAATGTCATTCCATCAAAACCAAAATGATTACCATTTGTAGTTTTCATTATTCTTTCAATGTCTTTATACATATCATTCATTTTCTTAAAGGGTATCCAACTGATATGTGAAGTTCTAGTTTTAGTATCTATTACTCCTCCTTTAATTCCTTTATTACTTCCAACGGAAGCTTCTTGTTTAGGCTCTGATCTTCCAGCTTCTATAATCATTTTACATTGTTCGGGTGTAAAGATTGGTGTGGTTGTCTCTACTATAAATGATCTCCAACGTGGTTCTGTTATCATATTGCTCCTCTGTTTTTAATTGGATCAAATTTAACATCACAGTTTGCAGCTAGTGTTCGTCTCGTCTCATTAGTTCCATTAAATGGATAAACACAGTGTCTCATATCATATGGAAATATATAAAAATCTCTAAGGTCCATGGGGGGTTGATAATCTATTTTAGCAAATTGACCATTACTTGCACCTAATATTTGTAATCTACCATTTTGTGGTATGGCATCATTAGAATATTCTCGACCAAAAGTTGATGGCATTTTTAAAATCATGACAGAAGATAGTCCAGTAAATAAAGTTCCTCTATGAATGTGTGCAGGATTGTATTCATGTTGTTTCATTTCATTTACCCAAATAGAATTTAGATGAGTATCATATTCTTTAATTTTATTAAACGCTAAATAATGTTTAAACACCGTCATGAAATAATTTGTAACGTTTTGTGGTAACAAATTATGATTCTTCATCTTAGATTGATCTTGACCATTATAGAATAAAGAGTGTTCATTCTCTATCTTACCTACTAATTGTTGATTAGCTGGTGCAAGTCTATGTAAGTTTTGTTCGTAGATTTGATTAATCGCTGTAAAAATATCCAATGGTACTTGATACTTTAGAATCGATTGACCTAAAAATACAAAATCAAATTTTAATGTGTCCATACTCTCTTCTAATCCTTTCTGGAATATTTTCAATGTAAGGGTTATATACTTTTTTAACCGGTCCATCAAATAGTTTGTGCATATTACTACCTACCACTTTATCGTTATAGGGTATACCATTAATATTAATTTGATCTAGATCAATAAACCTGTGATTAAAATAAGGTTCATCTAAGAACTGATATATTTTTCTAAACTCTTGTTCTGGGTTTGTAACAATGTCATCATACTTTACAAAATGACATATTTCAGGATAATTATATGAATTTTGAATAGATTTTATTTCTTTTGTAATAGCCCCCTCTTTATTCATTAGAGCTAGTAATTTTTCTTCATCATTAGAACCTAATTTATTAACAAAAGAATTAGGATTTTCTGTATACCATTGCATATAACTTGCAAGAACATCCATTAGATCTCTAAGTAATACTATACATTTAAAACCAGGTTTAAAATGTTTCTTCATCAATTCAAAGTTACCAGGATTACCATTTAACATCACAGGTCCACGATCAATGATTATACGTTGTGGCCATTGTTGATAATAGTTAGTAAATACATTATCTAGTACATTGTCTAAAGATCTATGATCAGGGAAATTTTGAAAGACATCTGTTTTCTTTAATAAATATAAATTTTTTATTATCTCTAAGGTTACAGAGTTAGCAGTCGCAGCTATCTCAGGGTTTTGATTCATAATACTTGCAAATAAAGTATTTCCAGATCTAGGTAATGCTACTAAAAAAAATAGCTTACGATTTTGGTTTCCCATCTTGAGTAATTTGTTCTTTCTTTTCTGTATTGTTTTCTAATTCACCTGATTTTTTAATTCTTTGTAATGATTGAAGTTGTCCCATAATATTAAACACTTCAGCTTCTGATGAGTTTGCATTTAAAGATTTTGCTTTCTCTGAATATTGCATACCATAAGATTCTAATTGATGTTGATTAACATCTTTGTCATTAAAAGATCCGTCATTAAATTCAACTTTTAAATTAGACCACATTTTAATTTCTCTCATTCTATGCTTAGCCGTTTTCTCCATAGAAGCTTTACCAAATTTAGCTTCATCTAAATCAATTTGATATTTAGTTAATTTGTATTCGTCTTGTTCAGACTCAGTTTTTTTCTCTAACCATTTAATTTTTGCTTCATTTCTTCTGTAGTCAAAAGATAATGTCATTAAGTTATCTAAGTAACTTGCTTGTTCTCTAACACACTGCCAGTATTTCGCAGCTTTAGTTGGGTATCTATTATCTTGAAGCACTGAAAATCTTGCTTCAGTCTCTGTTCGAAACATTTGTTTTTTACTCCAAGTGTCACGAAGTTCCTCAACCATACCTTTAAAATCAGATAGATCGTTTTTTTCTAATAGATTATTTAAGTGAGTTTCTTCTTGTTGAATTAAATCTTTTACGTCTTTTTTATCAGTCATTCTATATCCTTTATGTTTAAGAGATATATAACCTATTTAAAATATATTACAAGGTTTAAGAATCTGTAAAAGTAACAGTTACAGGACCTGCTCCTGTCCATTCTTCT